ATCTTCTACTCCTTAGCGTTCCATCCCCCACTAGGAGCATAGAACGGTGCGATAGTTCCGGCAACCCCTCTTTTACGAAGCTCGTAAGCGTCTCGCTCAATGCCTTCCTTGGCACCAGCAAACTTTACGTCAAGTTGCTTCTCTTGCTCTACCTTCTGCGCCTGTACGCGCCTAGCAAGACGTTCTTTACGTTGCTCGTTGTCTAAGGCTCGCTGCTTGTACAACTGCGCCAACACACGACGATCAGGCTCTTTCATGTCCTGAACCCAAAGAACTGGAGCATCGTACTTAGCAACCTCGTAGAGAGAACTGCCGTTCCAATCACCGCAATGACGATTGCGCTTCACGCTTTGGTAAACGATCCACGCCTCGTCTTGATTGCACCATTTGATCTTCAAGTCTGGATCAAACGCCTTCAAGTCTGCAACAAAGCCGGATGGGGGAGTTCTGTCCCCCACCCTTAAAAGTTCCAGTTCAGGCATTAGATTGCTCGTGCGTCATTTGAAACGTACTTCAACCGAACCCAGAGAGTCCCAACAGTTGAACCGCCACCAGCAGATTGCTTTGTTGCCGCAAGTGTCAACTGGTTTCCTGATGTGAGAGTAGTTTTTGGGTTTCCATCTCCGTCAAGCGCAAAAGACCAGTTTCCTCTCAGAACAGAGCAGGACTCACCTAAAGCCAAACCAGTTGGAATAACCTGATCATCAATAAAATAATCAGGGTCTGCCGAGCCACCTGTTGAGTTAGAAAGCCCAATGTTAATCTTGGCCCCATCACCACTCCCAATTGTTGTTGCAAAAGAAGGGGTAAAGCCAGCGTCCATAATCTGAACGGTCATGCCGTCTGGAACAGACCAGATCACTTTGGACGAAATATCAGAACTTCCGTTCGACAAGTCCACAGTATCTGGAACACCGCTGACTGTGTTAAAAACATAGCCGGGAAGGCAAATGCTCTCCATAAAATCATCATTTTGAATTAACTTGGTAGGCTGAAGCATACCTTGTCCTGTACCTGCCATCTTCTCTTCTCCTTAATAATTAAGCGGGAGGTGCCCCAGCTTCTTCTAATTGCATATAAGCGACAAAAGCATCGTTTGCACTTCCCGCTGAGTTACCTTGCTGCGCTACAGAAAACTTAGTCCCCTTTGGAAAAATCCTGTCTGACGCATTTGCATAAGCATCGGCAAACTTCAAGGTGCCATCCCTCGATGTGTATTCAGTTCCAACTGAAGCACCAGCAGCCACTTCCCCGCCTGAGCCAAGCGTCCCATCAATAGATGCAACAAGAGCAGCCCCTGCGCCGGGAATTTGAGCGTAAAGCTGCGGTCGAATAGTTCCCACAGTAATCGCATTAGTTCCCGCCCCGCCGCCAGTAACAATAGTCACTCCAGCTTCTTTCAGAAAAAGACTCGTTCGCAAGGCCGCAAATATCGCAGACACTGCCGTAGCATTCCCCGCATAGCTTGCGCTTAACTTTTGATTTATTAAGCCACTAGCATTTCTTCCACGAATAGACATATCACCATCTCCTTTCCATAAAGAATCAGGGGGCCGAAGCCCCCATCATCATTACATGGTCTTGTGGATAACGGAAACGTAGTCCGTATCTACCTGAATACCGTCAACTCGTGCGAAGTGGTTCAGAGACCGCGCAGCAACCGCCCAGTAATACTTCAGGAAGGCATACACAGCATCCTTACCCTGAAGATTCTTAACAATCGCTCCATCAGTGTCGTCCCAATCCATTGGAGACAACTCAAGACGCTCAAGCTCATCAGTGTTGAGACAGAGAATCTCTTGGTATCCCATGTGAACTGAGTCACGCACTGGGACCTTCTTACCAAGAACACTGAACACTGGAACTTCAAGACCCTTGTTCAACTGAAAATCAGTTGGTTGATAACGAAGGTCGGGGTCCACAAGTCGCTGATGCTCTTCCAACATTGCTGGGTGAAGCATAAGAACCAAGTTTGCAGGAGAGCTTGAACCCTTGTACATCGAACCAGAAACGATTCGAGTAACATAATTCCAATCGTAAGGAACTGGGGCAGCAGTCTTGTCAATGATGATTGAACGCCATCGAGCGTAGTCATCACAAGAAACGCCCTGAACAGTACCACTGTTCTTCACGATTCCACGAAGACCGTTTGCCTCTTGCCCAAAGCTGTTGCCAAACGCATCACCGAGGACAATCTTGTCACCAACTGCAGCGGTGTACCCAACGTCAAGCTTAATTGTTTGATCGTCCCAGTTAATGCCTGTGCCAGATGTGGCCTTGATTCGCCCAGTAGACTTGACGGCGTTTGTAGTGCCATCAAGAATTGCAATACTGTCTCCCTCTTCAAGGAACTGACATGCACCAAAGGTGTATCCGTTCACATGCTTAAGCACAACAGCATCGCCAATCCCCTTAGGGCCAGTGGCGTTCACCAAAGCAAGAACACCAGTTCCGTCTCCATGAGAGATTCGGTTCAACTGGTTAGTTGCATCACGAACAGCGTTTCGCATACGCAAGTCGAGATAATCAACGAAAGATCCTGCTCCCTGCTTAAACAGGTCAACTGCAAAGCCGTCTACAGAAATCGTCCAGTACCACCGGCTCAACTCAACAGAAGACTGCTGGAAGCTCTCTGGGTAATCAACTGGCAGAAAAGCTCCTGCACTACGACCACCACCACCGTGTGAACGTGTAAGCTCCACAGCATGGTTAATTGAAGAACCACGGACATCTCCGTTGTATTTCTTCAACAGGTCAAACAACATGGTGTCCTGATAAATCGTATCGATAAATACAGGACGATAATTAGTCTTCAATAGACTGCTGATATCGGCTTGCGCTGTTACAGACACTTCTTCCTCCTAAGGTTAGCCTCTCATGGCTTTTAAAAACGCAAGAGACGCTGCCTTTGCATCGTCCCAATTCTTGGGTGTTTCTTTCGGAACCCCTGTTGACCTCATCACTGAAGCCAACGACCGAGGCTGTTTAGCCTCTTCGGCCCGTCTCTTAAACGCGCCATCGGTATATTTACCAACCTGTTGCATATAATTACGCACCATTGTGTCGGCGTCTATATTTTTTCCTTCACTAGAGTGCATTAATGCAAACACTGTAGTCCTAGCAAGGTCTTTAAGCTCATCTGGAACCTTGTGCTTATCCAGAGCAGTCTCGACGTTTCCTGTGATTTCACGTCTCTGGCTTTCCATTAATTGGCTATTTACCTGACCTTGCAATTGTTTCACGGTCACAGAAAGTTCTGCATTCTGCCGCGCCATGTGCTGGGCCAGATTTGCCAAAGGAGCAACATATGGATCCTCAAGATCTAGGTTCTCAAACCCGGGAGGAAGGGTTGGCTGAATAGGCTCTGGAGTAGAAGCTACTGCCTGTCCTCCCCCTCTAACTAGACTCCCCAACGAGTCCATCATTTGTTTCATCTGGTTCTGATGAGCAAGATTCTGCTGCTCCATCAAAAGCTGTGTCTGCTTCAACTGCGCTTGCATGTGCTCAACTGAAGGGTCTTGTGCTGCAACGGCCTCACCTGCCACAGCTTGATTGTCGTCTTGTACTTGATCTTCCATTCTACGCTCCCATTAAAACTTCCTGAGATGGATTTATCCCGGGATTTGTTGCTTGACCTTCTGCATTCATACTTGGTGCCAAGTTTAGTCCACCACCCCGTCCCGGCGCAACCATCTCTTGTGGAAGCCCCGGCATTTGGCTCTTACCAGCCAATACAGGATTTTGTGTATTTTCACCACTTATAATCGCTTGATGCTGGGCAACGTGCATTCTAAACGCACTCTTCGCCCTCTCTGGAAGCTTGTACCATTCCGGGCTCCGCATTCTCTCCAGATGCTCATCAATGTGTGCCATGTGGTCTTCGTGCATCTCAACTTGCACATTAGCTCCTTGCTCAAGCTTGGTCATCTCAACCCTTGCTCTTGCTCGACTTGGCTCATCATTCCCTAGAAGTCGGCCCATCTCGCCATGTCTCTGCAGCTTCCAGTACATATTAACATCTTTAATTGCACCTAACTGCCAAGCCTCGTTGATCTGCTGACGGCGAATCTCTTCATTGTAAGGCATCATCTGAGAGGTCTCGATGTGAACCTTTACCTGCTTAGGAATAAAATCTCTGTAGAAGATCATGACATCTTCTGGAGTCCCAACTTGACCAAAGATCTCAATAGACCTTTCAAACGGGCCAAACTCTCTCCACAACTGCAGGGCCAGCGTACTGCTTAGCTCAACAGCCTTTACCATGTTCTTTATGGTTGGACCCCATTTCTGGCGATCTGCAGACATAACAACAGATGCCTGACGCCCTGACATAATCCCTTTAGAACTACCCCTGCTTACACCATGAGACCCTGCAATGTCCTCAATAGCCTTCTGGTATCGCTCTGGCGCATACTCCACGTAACGAGGTAGAGGGGGAGCAGACAAAAACGACGGTCTAAACTTCGCAGTTGACCGCACGTTCAAAATAGCTCCGGGTTGGTTTGGCACCCTTGTTGGCCCATCGACCAACGAGTTCTGTTCAGCTACAAGCCGAGGCTGCGCATGCATACGACGCGACATCCAAAGGTCGGTCTCTGCACTGTTCAGGTTGCGCTGCACTTCAAGTGCTTGGCGAATAGCAGATTCCCCCCACATTGTGGAAGGGTGCTCCATGTCATAAATTGGGTAGACCGGCAACTCCCGTCCGGGCAAGTCTTCTTCGTGCAGAACCTGTTGGTTCGCAACAACTATGCGACGGCCCTCTGGATACTCCAAGGTTGGCCGCTCATAGTAATTCAACACCAGAACCAACTCTCTCTCTCGGTCCACACTCTGGTATCCATCAACCTCTTCGTATCGAACAAAGTCACTGCTGTTTGCATCAGCCACAAGAGACTTTGCTTTAGCACCATAGACATCAATCAAGGTTTGCTTCTCTTCAAACTGACGTATGGTGACACTTTTTACCTGACTCCAAGTAGGACCGCCTTCAGGAAACACATCAAATGGAGACGGAGCAACAAACCTCAAATCCCCCATCTTCTTGTATGACCCCTTTGGGACCATAACCTCTTCAGTAAGAGGAGTTCCATACGGAGAATAGACCATCTGGCCATCCTCTCCGGTCATAATCTCCTTGCGAGTCTCATAAACAAGGTTTCCGTCCTTATCAACATCTTGAACCCATTCTGGGGGAGATCCCTCAGAATCCCACATAACACCCAGAAAACCAGTCCCGCATGTGAAGGTCCAGCCAAGTGCCGCCTTAGTTGCCTCTTCGTACTCTTTATCAATGTAGAAGTATTTTAGCAGACGTTCCATGGACCGAGCCATAGCCCTTGCATCCTTTCCCGGACGAACAAGAGACACAACAGGAACTGGGTCATTCTGCAATGCCACAGCAATCATCGATCTAAAGGCTTGAAAAAGGTAGTTGTGAGTCACTCTAAAGTTAGAAGGATCGTCTTGGCGCAACTTAGACAAGTCAACCAGTCGGTCATTCTGAATAACCTTATACTGGTCCCCATGAATCGCATACAAAGTCTCCATCCACTCGATGTGCTTTCGATTCATATTGCGCTCAAGAACCTTATACCGGCTCTTGATTCGCTGGGCAGTATTTAGATTTTTCACTGACTCTGCGTAACGTGCCATGACTACCTCTTTTACCTATACAAAGGGAACTCTGGGTTTGCTAAAGCGTTTGGAAAAGGAACGCTTTGAGCCCGTCGCTTCCTCTCCTCAATGGCCTCATCTGCAGCCATCTCTCCCTCAAGAACCCCAAACCTTCTGCGATATTCCGACAACTCAGCCTCTGCTGCAGCCTGTTGAGCAGCGGCGTCAACAGCAAAGCGGTCAACCTCAGAAGCATAGCGTAAGTCAGCATACAAAGGCTGATTGCCCATAAGCTGACTTTCCCTTGCTTGCACCATTCCCATAAGAGCTTCTTGCCTACGTCTGTTTGCTGCCTCTGGAGTTGCCTCATACACAAGGCCCTGATTCGGAAC